TTAGTCTCGCGAGACTAAAACATGTTTGCATATATTTCTATAAAATAAACTGAATTTATATAATTTATATATTTTTGATGATTTATTGCTTATTTTTTATGTTTTTATGTTTATTTATTTATTTTATGGTTATTTATCTGAATTTGTTTCTTATATTTTTTATGTTTATTTATGTTTATTTTATTGACCACTTATAAATTCTGGCTTATAGTGAATGTGAAATTGAATGCACTAGAACGAGGTCGAGGCATGAAAGAGAAAAAAATGACAAAGGTCAGCTTTAGAAAATCACTGGTTGAGACAGCGGTTTTAAATATCAACGAGCTTATGGCTGTAGAGATGCACTCAAATGCTAGGACGGCAAAATTGAGCGAGTTGGGCGAGAAGCTAGCCCAGGAGACAAGAAAGCAATTTACTGACGTGGAAGACATCAACAAGACATTTACAGCTATTCGCAATGGCATTCGAGAGATGAATGTCATCGGTCATCTTTTCCACCGCCGATTGGGTGAAATGACAAAGACCTTAGAGAACGAGGCAATAACTAAATCAGAACAGTCGCTATACAGAGCCGAAAAACTTGATGGCCTGACATCAAAAGAGGTCGAAGCGACTCTCAAGCACTGGCAAAAGGCCATTACAGATAAATATGAGTCATGCTCAAAAGAAAATGGTTCACCAGCTCGCTCTAAAGCACTTGGTTCTATTCATGAGGCTTTGAGCCATGCTTTAAACAATCTTTACCCAGCGACTTTCTATGAGCTTGTATTGAGCAAAATGGAGCGAGACGCAAGAAACAACAAGTACAGCACTCAAAAAGAGTCTGGGCTCGACAATGTTATCCCAATCAATATAAACAACTACCTGGAGCTATCTGAGAGATTATTGCTTTCTGAACGATGGGATGATTTATCTATAGGCTTAGCAATGGCAACAGGTCGCCGTATGTTCGAGGTTCTTTACAGCATGAGCATAGAAGTACCAGACAGCGAAAAATTTGACGTCTTAATTGATGGCTTGTTGAAAGGTGGACAAAAGCAAGGCTTGTCAGTTGGTGGTGATCAAGTCGTTATTACTACGCTTGTTGATCCATACCAGGCTAAATCGTCTCTGACGCGCCTCAGAGCTATGGATAAGGTAAAAGGTCTAGTGGATACCATAAATGCCGCTGGTGGCGAGATAGCAACTCATGGACGTGCTATGGCCGTGCAATTGAATAGACGTGCAAAGGTTATCTTGTCTTCACTAACAAGCGAAAAAGGTGCTGATGATTGGAAATTCTCAGACACTCGAAAAATGGCATGGCAAGCGGCTTTTTACTTTGATAAGTCAGCAAGTGACGAGGCTGGAGAGGATGCGCTGGCATACGCTAAGCGATACCTGGGGCATGAAAGCATTGGCAGTACAGAGCACTACATCGGTTATAAGTTCTTTGACAAGAAAGCAGAAAGCAGCAAAGCAGAAGAAAAAGCACCAGCTCAGCTACCTGGACAAACATTACTAGCGAAACTCAACTCTCCAGAAGTGGATGAGGCGATATTAAAGCTGGCTGCGAGTGGCCAGTTTAAAGAGGACACGGTTTTATCGACTCACGAGCGCCTATGTAATTTCCTTAAAAAGAATCCGAACACTAAGAAAATTACTCAAGGGACGCTGCAAAAACAAAAGAAACTAGGTGGTGTGGGCGCTGGTCATGCAATAGCTACAGCATATATAAGCGCGGTTAAGGATTATATTAAATAGGATTTAATAATGAAAAAAATAGAATTCGACAAAATCATTGCAAACCCGCCTAAAGGCGCTACCCACTATAAAAGGCGACTTTTGAGTGTGATTTTTTACAGGTGCATCGATGTAGAATTCGGCAGTTATGATTCTATATGTTGGTGGGCTGGAGATAGTGAACCATTTGGTGAATGGTACACGAGAAGAAGAATTTTAAATATGACTAATGTAATAGAACTAGGCGGTAAAAATGAAAATTAAAGGTATTGATTTAGAAATGCTGATTGGTGCGGCGATTGGCTGGACAGAAGAACAGACTGAGGATTTTATCAATGATGACGGCGATTGGGATGTCGTTGTTTATGAACATTTCAATGTTGAGGTTGAAGAGTTCGAGAAGATAGCGAGCGCTTTAATAAAGCTTACTCCTATATTGAAAAGCCCTCTAACAGAAAGTGAACACCATGCATTTGTTAGGCAGGTTGACGGTGGTTTTATGGCTATAGCAAAGATAGAACCTTAAAAAAGTTGGTCGCCAGCGGCAACTGGCGACCTAGACGATTTGAACTCAATTTAGGATGTAAATATGAATTCGGCTGAAATAGTAACCGCCTTGGAGACATCATTCAAGTACGGACAACCTTTTAAGATGCCAGCACTATCTGGCAAGCAATTACGCGAAGTTTGGGCAATTTTGAAATTAGGTAAATAAAATGAAATTCAACAATGGTAAAAATAAAATTCAAGTGATGGATATTGGCGAATTGATTGAGGTATTGAGCCAAATACCTAAAGACACGAAAATAAACCAAGGTTTTGGTGATGGTGTAGAGGTTCAGATTTTAAAAAAAACCAGTGGTGAATTTGTTATTGAATTTGAAGATGTGAATTTTTAAGGATTTATTATGGCTATCGAAAAATATTTAGGTTTATACAAAATAAGACCATTGAATGATGGTGAAGTCTATTATTGTACTGAGGGCTGTGGAGAATGCCAAAAGGTAATAATAGAAGAGGATAACATGACAAAGCATGATATTACGGACACAATACTTCTAGAAAGACATTATAGCAAAGTAGAAGTTTCTAGCTGTTGTAATAGTCAGGTTGGAATATGGGATAATGTATTAGATTCTGAATTGGACGATGTTGAATACGAATTTTCACCAGAAAAGGAGTAAAACTATGAAAGATAACCCAGCAATGGACATGATAGTCGCTAACCACGTTAAGCTAAGCGATTACCTTTGCCTTAGACGTGTTCGCGTTCTGGTGAGAGATACGGCGCTAGAAATGGCATACAAAAAGGCATACGACGATTTAATCGCTATAGGATTCGATGACTCTTTCCTAAGAAAGTTAGAGTTTGAAGGAATACGATTTGGTCAACTAGACTTAAACTAGTGTTCAAGCCGCCAGCGGCAACTGGCGGCTTTAAATTTAGGATGTAAAGATGAAAATAGAAATTAATGAAAAAACTTTTGATGTATACAAAAAATTTTCTATTGAAAATGACAGGTTACAGGTTTTTAGTAGTGGTATGGGAACGCAATCTACTGGAATATGTGCATTGATATATCATGGATATTTACCAAAGCCAGATTTGATAGTGGCAGCTGATACTGGAAGGGAATGTTCTCAAGCAATTGAATATACCAAAAAGCACATAATTCCAATGATGGAAGAAATTGGAGTTCCATACATTATAAAACACAAAGATTCTTTTCCAGAGCTTGGGCGTCTATATGACTTAATTGATGATTATCCAGATACAAAAACTGACGTTTTACTTCCAATGTTCATAATAGAGAACGGTCAAATAAAGAAAGCAAAGGGATTTTGCTCAGCGAACTGGAAGACGGCTACTGTGCATCGAACTGTAAACCAATACTTCGGTAAGGATGTGGCAGACAAGCGAGGTGTAGACCAATGGATAGGTATGTCAATTGATGAGTATCAGAGGGTGAAATATCCACTAGGTAAGTGGCAGAAGCAATATCCATTAGTAAACATGGCTCTTAATAGGCAGCAAGTAATTAATATCAGTATTGCGGCAGGATTGCCAACTCCGCCCAGGTCGAGCTGTTACATGTGTCCAAACCGACGTGACAAGGAATGGCTAGAGATGAAAAAAGATTGTCCGAGTGATTTCCAAAAGGCTGTTGAGGTTGAAAAATACATACACGCTCAGGGTTATGATAATCAATTTATACACCAGTCGGGTATCCCGCTTGATCAGGTGATATTCACAACTGAGCCAGATGGACAAATGGACATGTTCGAATGCTCTGGGATGTGTTTCACTTAGTAGTAAAAAGCCCAGCATATTGCTGGGCTAGTGTCTTTTAGTTGGCGGGTCACTTGCTAACGCCAGAGCTACGGCTCGACAAGCCGACTTTGCTATTTCAGAAATAGACCTTTAATGACCATCTAGTCTAATCCCTAGCTGCCCAGGTTCAGTTTTACGCAGCTCCTTTAAGTTCATCACTAGTATAGCGGGTTCTATTCGTCGCTCATACCTTTAAGCATGATTATTTCTAGCTTCTCATCGCACTTTGCAATCTGACCAGTGTTAGTGTTTGATTTCATAACCAAGTGAACCAAATCATTTAACCTAGAAACGATCATAAACAATCCAATAACGACAAAAACAAGCAGTATATTAGTAATCACTTTACAAACCCCAAAGTTCACCAGGAAAGGCATCAATAAACTTCTCTACTGTACCAGCTCCCGCTGGTGTGTTGTAGTGAGCTTTCCAGTACGCTGCCATTGCATCGATGTCGTTTGCTGCTGGTAGTGGGCTTTTCTCTCTCAGGTAATGAATTCGACACATCACGGCCTGGTATAACAAGTTGCATCTTAGAGAGTTGTCAGCAACATATTTAAAGAAATCATCCATAGCACCAGAATCGCCGTTTGTTTCTTGCATCTTGTCAAACTCAGTACAAGATAATAATCCTGTTGCAACTTCCATGTAGTTCTCACGGTACACAAGATAATTTTCGTATATGTCTTTGTGTGTGGCTGGCTCCATTTGGAACAATCCACGCGCTATACCGCTGCCAATTTGAGAGATGTACTCACCATTTGACTCTACGGCCATAGTTCCCATCAAAAGCTGCTCAGCGGCCACTGAGTGCGCTCCTAGCTCATGACAAGCTGGTCGTACGATAAATTCTAGTATCTGTTCATAATTCATGTTTAAAACTCCTTATATATCAGATAGATGATAGCACATCTGTGCAATTTTTGCACTAAGGCAGTTAGGGTTTAGAGCCAACAGGTTAGGGTTTAGAGCCAACAGGTTAGGGTTTAGAGCCAACAGGTTAGGGTTTAGGTTAGGGTTTATTTCTTATAAGTAACTGTATTAATTAAATAATTAATATTGTGGTTAGGTAAGTTAGGGTTTAAATAAATCTACGCGCATGTGTGCGCATGCGCGCATGTGTGCGCGAGACTGTTAATTTTGCCAAACCCTAACAACCCTAACTTTACTTTTGTAAGCTGTTGTTTTAAAGATAGTTTTTAAACTTAAAACCCTAACCACAACCCTAACCACAACCCTAACCACAACCCTAACCAACCCTAACCTAGTTAGTATTGACCAAAAAAAATGAGACCATTTGGTCTCATTCATCTAATCATCGTATGTTGTTATGTCACCGTGACTGTCGAACCTGGCAATCTCTAGCCTTAATTCATCAAACATCCACGCATCATCCTTTATCCTTACATTGGTTATAACGCTTTTGTTCTGTGGTTTTTTGTTTTCACAATCAAAGTAACCAATCGATTCGAGTTGAGATAATTTTACCAATAAAACCTCAGCAAAATTTCGATGAGATAATGTCTTATCAACTCCATTGACCAAACACCAAGTCTGATAATTTGGATATAGCGCAGTTCTAGAGCATTCTATTAACTTGATATATCTTTGCTTAGCAAAAGAGTCTTTTGCGGCTTTATAAGATATACCGCTACCGACTCGCTCTCTGTTACCCATTTCTGGCTCTAAATTATCTGTTATCCAGTTAACCATAACATCGGCCTTGATTAGCGCCTTGAGCTTATCCTCGCCACGTCTAGCACCGACTAGAACCTGGCGAGCATCTTCCGGTGTTTCAAAGTAATCAATAACCTTGTTGAAAATGAAAGGGCTCTCTTCCTTAATCAGATCACCAAGACCTATTATTTTTTCCTCTTCCTTTACCACGTTATCAATATAAATGGTCACACGGCGTCGCTCGATGGCCGTTGACTTATCTGTGGCTGCTATTGGTTGGTTTGCTGTGATTAAAAGGATACCAGGATAGTAAGGGAGCACTAAGTCAGCTTGTCCCATTCTAGGAATGTTGAAAGGGTCATTACCTGTTAGTCGCTTGGTGGCAACAAGGTCGCCATAATAAGGTGGCTGCTCAGCCATTATCATTAGCCTTGTGCCTTTAATTTGAAGAAAAGCGCCTTTGCCCTTTTGTCCCTCAAGGTCTGCCATTGCCATAAAACAGACTGACTTATCACCGCCAGCTAGTGCTGTTGCAATCTCGACAAAGATACTCTTACCTGAGCCACCCTCGCCGATTATTTCGAGAAACATCTGCCATCTGTATTGATTGGTGATAACCATGTAACAAGCGGCCATGATTGCATCAAAGCGGTCTTGTGAAAATTCTCCCTCAGCATTACAACTCGCGTGATTAATCCACTTGTCAAAATATGGCGTCTCGACAACGCCAGGTAAGTAATCGTAATCCGCTACAGTCGTTAACCCGTATTCTTTGCTGTGGGGATGCGTGTCTATGTTCCCTTCTTGATTTATTTCTATTACGCAGTTGTTAAAGTTGAGAATGTTTTTGTTTGTAAACTCAATCATTGATAAATCGCGCTTGCACATATCAGATAGTGATTTTACTTTGCCGTTATTAAAACCAGCTTCCATATGTGGATTCATGCATTCATTGTGCATGTATGAACGGAAATCATCATCCTCAACATAATCCCACTTTTTTCCGTCCCACTTTAAAATCGCGCTACGGTCTTTAGTTTGTGAGAATTCATTAAGCAGTTTTGTTTTGTATCTTAGATAGTCGCGAATCTTTGAATCAAAATCATCGGCGTCGAACATCTTCTTTTTATGTTCTGTGACCTGAGCTGACTCACCACTAAACATGATCTCTTCCTCTTCGGTGAGTTCGAGGCCATGCTTTTTAGCGAGTTCTTTATTCCCCATCTCCAATTCAGTCGTAAAGTCTGCGACTTTTTGAATCTTGTTGTTACTTGGGTCTTTGTCATCGATAACGTGCCTAACTATTACCGCCTTGTTGACTCGATACCTTTTCAGTTCTTTGAGTATTAGGTCTTGGTCTTTCTTGTCTATCTTAACGCGAGATATGATTCGAACAGACTTTTGATTCATGTTGAGCCAGTTCTTTGACTCGTTTCTAATCTCAGCAAGGCTCAGACAAACTGGCGTCTTGTATTCCTCATTGCCATCACTATCAAATCGGAGGTTGTAGTCAGGCAAGAAACCAGAGTGCTGCCTTCCCCAGCCAATCAACAAATCAAATCTATCTTTAGTGGCAAGTTCCCAGGTTAAAATGTCATTTGCTTGCTTACCGTCAATGACGATATTGTTTCGTGCTTGCTTAAACCAGGCGAGGCGATAGTCATCTTTAAACGCGAGCTGGGCATCTTTAGGAAATGTTCGCTTGTTATCAATTAAGATTAAAAGCGTTAAATCGGGCTTATCTAGCCATGCGTTGAAGCATGACGCATTTTTTTTAGGCGCAACTTGGGCGCTGTTTGCGTTATCTTTTGACATAGTTTTCTCGTGTGTATCTTGTGTGTTTATCGCGGCCAAGCGAAAACGTTTTTTTATAATACGATCATTTATGGCTTTGCGCCATCCTAAAACGAAAAAAGCAGCCCCACACGATAAGGCTGCTTATTCGGACTTCCGGCAATTTGGGCGCGATAGATTGGCGGTCTACCACTTGAAATCTGGTTTCACTCACGAGGTTTTTGGGTGAGTGATAAGTCTGTGTGACTTGCCTTTATTATACTAATTTGGTGGCACACAACAAGCTTTCAATAGATTAAATTTTTGAGTACAATGCTCGGTGCAATCAGCAAAATCTGATTGTCGGGAAGTAGAACACCCGCTGACAAGTAAGTGGAAAGTCCACCTAAAGTTTATTTTAGTCGGGTGGACTTTCTGTCTGCCATTTCTTCATGGTTTGCCAAACTTGTCGGCATGTTCTACCCGTGAATGGAGTGGCAGACAATCTCTCCCTATCTCCTTTCTTTCCCGCTGAGCGGCCAAATTCGCGAAACATCGCAATTGAGTCATACTTAAATTAACGTTTAAGCGGTGATCTACATGTTCAAGTTCCATCAAAAAACGACCAAATTGGGCGTTGGTTTGATTGGTACGGCAGCGGCAGTCGGAGCAGGAATGCTCACTGGCAATGTTGACCTCATCAATTTTTCATTCACAGATACCGGAGTCGAAGTCTCTGGTTTAGCTGGTTCAGCTTTTACTCTCATCTCAGGTCTTGCTGGTTTGGCTCTGGGTTTCTTTGACGAAGACAATAAACGAGGGGGCGAATAATGCTAGACGTCAATGTCGCCTCTGATTATCTCCCTATCGTTACGGCCATCGTTAGCGGAATCACTACCGCTATTGTCATCATTGTGTCTTTACGCAGTGATTTGCGCTGGCTCAAAGAGACCACAGAAAAGAATCACATCGAGGTAAACAAGCGCCTTACTAATGTTGAATCCCGCGTTTTAGAAGTCGAAAGGAATCAACGAAAATGAGCGCATTAAGTGGCAAAAGATACGACGATTTATCCACGGTTGGCTACGAACGCGAAGCACTTTGCGATCTGGCTGGAATCACTAGCAGTAACGCTCCAGATTACTGTGACAGTTTGACGGTTTTGGAATGGGACGAGCTCAAAGGCCGTGTTATTGAAACTGCAAAGCTTTGGAAAGTAATCGACGAATGTGCCACCTATCTCGGAAAGCGTAATATTCAAGACGCAATGTATTCGGCTGACTTTATCGAGTTTGCTGGGCTATCTGGGGAAATCCACGAATTTGCTGGAGACATCCTGGAGGCGCTGAGCACTGAGGAAGCTGTCAAACGCTGTCGCAAAAATCAAATCACCAAACGTCACGCCGCTATGCTGGCGCAAGCCGAAAAAACCGAAGACATCCCACACTATCGAATAGAGTTCATTCGTGGCGACATGCGCTCCAAAGAGGAAATCGAGCAGCTAGACCGCATCGAGATTCTTAACGAGGTAACTGGCGTAAAAAAGTGATTCACATTCCGCTCAAGCTGAGCGGGATGTTTGAAATACTTTATAACCGCTGGCGACGTTATATCACGCCTCACGGTGGCCGTGGTTCGGGCAAGTCCCGCACCACTGGATTAATCATCGTTGTTCTCTCACTCCTTTGTAAGCGTTACATCGTGTTAGCTCGAAACTATGAATCTGAGACAGAGAAGTCTATCTGGAAAAACATTGTTGACCGCATAAAAGAGCTGGAGCTGACATCGCTTTTCAAAGTCACGGCAGAGCGAATCACTTGTCTAGTTACTGGCACTGTGTTCGAGAAAGTTGGTCTGTTGGAAGACCCCGAGAAAATCAAGTCCCTAGAGGGCTGTGACATCTTGATTTATGAGGAAGCTGAAAAGGCGACAGATTACGTCTGGCGCAAGGTGCTGCCAACGATTCGAGATGAGGGCGAAGACATGGCGAGCATTATCTCAATTTTTAACCCTGATTGGATTAACTCACCGACTTACAAAACGCTCATCACTGAAAAAGATGATCTCGAAAACGGCCATTTCACTCGCTTGCTGAATTACCTGGATAACCCATTTAGCTCAGAATCGATAAAGCTGGCGGCAGCTCGAATGAAAAAGCGAGATTACGATACTTATTTAAACGAATATCTTGGCGTTCCTAAGAAAACCAGCAAGCTACAGGTACTACATCGCTGCTTTGAAGTTAAAGACTTTTACGCCGACGCAGATACTCGATTTCCAATGCATCCGAATGCAAAAGGATACCAGGGCGAGATTGAATACCTGTTTGGCGTCGCTATGGGCTTTTCTCAAAAGCCGACGTTTGCTGTGCGCTGCTTTGTGTTCAATGGTGCTTTACATATCGATAAGGAATACACCGGAATCGATGTAGGCATTAAGTCCTTAGCAGAGAACGTGTTTGATATGCCTGGCAATGATGACAGCATCACTTACAGCGACCCGAGAACGCCATCGGCGACTGACCAGTTTTCGGACGAGTTGTCAGAGATTGGTGGCAGCGCTGTAGTCGCTGACAAGTGGAGCGGGGACGTTATCGACGCCATCATTTACATGCGCAACAAGTTGCGTCAAGTCTACATTCACCCGTCATGCGAAAGCACCATCGAAGCGATTACCAACTATCTTTGGGATTATGACCCGAAAAAAGAGGAAATTCTCGACAAGCCGTCAGAGACGAACTTTGACCAGGCTTTCCACGCGATTCGATTCGCGATGAACGACTTTATACAAGGACATAAATTCTTATGAATTGGAAAGATTATTTGCCTTGGAACGCCAGCGAAAAAGACGAGCCAGTCGCCGTTATTAACGACGCAGCAAGTGAGTGGGCTGACTCTCCAGCAAATCCAGAGCTTTACCCAGAAAACTCGATTAACTATGCACCAGGAAACAATCTGGGGATTATTAGCGAGTATCAAGAGCTCTATGAGGAAAATTGGCTAGCTCGTCATATCATCGACTTTCCGATCGAGGACGCTTTCGGACAGTGGCGAGTTTGGCCTGACAAGTACAAACGAGCGATGGAGTCCGAAGAGGAAAAACTCGACTACAAGGCAAAGTTTATTGACGCATTAACGACGGCAGACGTTGACGGCGGCGTTTTAATCGTGATGTTTGTAAACAATCAACCGGATATGTCGTCACCTTTGGACATCGACCAGATTAAAAAAGGCGATCTCTTAAAGATTGAAGTCTTTGACATGCTGATGGTGAACAAAAAAGACATCGAAGAAACCAACCCGCTTTCAGACCGCTATCTCAAGCCAAACTTATACGAGATTGTCGGTGGCTTATCAAATAATGAATTTCATTATTCACGCTGCATTGAGATACACGGCTTAGAACTGCCTCGCATCAAACGACGGTTGATTGGTAATACACAAATGCTGTGGGGGCGCTCTCGCCTACATCCTATGCGTGAGGTGGTAAAGGATTACATAGAGACGGATAAGGTTGTTTCTAAAATCCTTAAGCGCCTGGCGCTCATTTTTGTTAAAGAGCCAGGAGTTAGCCACGCTCGCACCACAAAGGCATTTAGCAAAATCAACAAAGCTGTTTTTAACATATCTAGAAACATCGGTTTGCACGGCTTGCTGTATGGCGATTCAAAAGCCGAAATCGGCAGCATTTCGACCAGTATCAGCGGATTGTCAGACATCATTGAGCGAAAGCAAGAAAATAATTCTGGAACTGGTGAGGTTGCTGTTACTCGTTTGTTTGGTAAGGCTAAGGCGGGGATGTCTGGCGACACGAACGACGGTGACATCCGAAACTATCAAGGCTTTGTAATAAAGTACCGCAACCGAAAAATAGAGGTGATGAAACCCCTGGAACATGCATTGATTCGTAGTGCTACAGGTCGATTCCCTAGCGATTGCGTTCCTGAATGGGCAGAAATCAGCATCCACACTGAAACAGAGAAAGCCGATATAGCTCTCAAGAAAGCACAAGCCAAAGAACACGAGGCAAGTGCTCGCGAGAAAGACCGCTCTGACAACAAAGGCAAGGAGGGCGAAACAAATGCCGACAATTAATCAGACGTTGATTTGTGATGCATCCACTCGCGAGAAGACTCAAGAGGGATTTTTAAAAGTCATCATTCGTGCGACTCGAACAGGCGTGATGCGTTACCACATAAACGACTTGCCTGGTGCTGACGTCGAAGACATTCACGGCGACGGTTATGTCTATGTTGCTCGTTTACCAGAAGATGTTTTTGCCAAGTCATCATTGGACACGATGAGAACAGCATCAATCACTGATGAGCATCCTGGCGAGCGAGTCGTTAACTCCGACAACTTCAAACGTGAGAGCACTGGACACGTAACAGGCGACGCTTATCACGATGACCACGACGTTTATGTACCAGCGATTATCAAAGACCGCGCAGCCGTAAACATTGTTGATGGGGGGAAATATCAAGTCAGTATCGGGGCGGCCTCAGAAGTGCATAAGCAGTCAGGCGAACTACACGGCCAGCCGTATGACTATACTTTCAAAAATATCAATTACAACCACATATCAGTCGTTGGCCGTGGCCGCGCTGGTAATGCTCAGATATTAGATGAGGATAACATGAGTAAGGAAAAAGAACTCCAAGACGAAGTGACCCGTTTAACTCAGGTTAACGACGCTCAATCAAAAACTATCGAATCACTAGAAAAGCGCCTCGACGACATCGAGCGCACCTCAGTAATTAACGATGCACTGAAAATTGACCCCGACTTTAAAGCCAAAGAGGGCGACACAACCAAGCAAGTGAAAGTGTCATTTATCAATGACAGCGCCATCACGAACGATAGCCCTAGCGAGCTGGTCGATTATGCGTTTAACAATCTGACCAAAACCAACCCACACAACCCGCCGAAAGTAGAGCTTTCGAGCGAAACCACTAACGCGACCGCAAAAGTTAACGATTCAGAATCGGATAACAAGCAGTCTTATAACGCTTGGGAAGAGGAAAAGTAATCATGGCAATCACTCAAAACGATTTTTCAACTCAGCCAGGCGGCGCTGTCCCTGGTCAATCTGGTGACACCTCACCAATGATTAACGCGACATTGACCGTCGCCGACGGCTCAACGTTTGAGTATGGCGACCCAGCCGTCTCATCGGCTGATGGTGAGCATTACTGCGAAAATATGGCCGCTGGTGCAGCTTTCTTTGAGGGCGTCGTCGCGCGATTTTTCCGCAAAGGTAATCGCTCAATGCTTAATGATGCGCCTTATGAAGCACCAAGCGTTAAGTTTACCAATCCTGACTCAGTCAGCTTGTCTATTTTTGGTCGCTGGGGCGTGACCGCTGGCGAAGCCATCACGAAAAAAGGTCAGGCCGCTCTAGATGAAAACGGCAAATGGGTAGAGGCCAAAGTCGGCGCTTATGCTGTGCAAGGCGCAGTTTACGAGTCTATGGCTGGCTCTGGTGAGCTTGTCTGGGTTCGCCTTACTGGTGGCCGTCTATTAACACTAATCGAAGCGCCAGCGGCTTAAGGAGTAAATAACATGCCAGCACCACGCATCCCAAATATCATTTTGAACGATTCATCTCCAATGATGGATTATCAAGGTTTCTTAGTGCCAGCGCTCGCTCAAGTAGAGCAGGAAATCGCGCAAAAGCGCTATCCAGATAGCAATGGTTATCGAAATCTCCTTTATGTTGACACATCAATCTCTGGACTTGCTGAGTACGCAACTCGCCGTGTGAAAGATTACACAGGCGGCGGCGGTTGGGACTCGACGGGTAACAACTCTCATCATACGCCAGTAGAAGTTATGTACGACGCGATGGGTCTACAAATCTTCCAACGTTCGCAGCCGATTCGCTGGAACTTGTTTGAAATTCAACAAGCCTCAGCCAACTTTAATTCTGCCGGAGGTTTGAATCTCAAAGGCGACAAGATGACCGCCGTTCAAGACCTATTCGAACGTGAGAAAAATCTGATTGCGCTTTATGGCGACAAAACGAAAAAGATGGAAGGTCTGTTTAACTCAGAGCAAGTCACGACCGTGACCGCATCGATGTCGATTAAAGACCTGGTGAGCCTTATCACTTTAGAAAGTGGCCTCCAGTTTGTGATCAACTACTTTGCGGAATACATCAACCAGGTTGAGTTTGACCAAACCAACACGATTTACTCGCCTAACATCATCCCACTACCGCCGAAAGATTACCGACTGCTTTCTCAGGCCGTTGTGCCACTAACAGCGGATTCTATTCTGCCAAAGCTAGAAAGAGCGCTAAATGTGACGTTTACGCCAGAGCTCGGTTTGGCGGCGGGTAAATACGCACCTATTGGTGATCTTAAATTTGATGCGCTGGCATCGAATCGCATGGTGGTCGGTCGCTTCCGTGACCCAGAAGTCTCTCGTTTCGTGCTTCCTCAAGATACGACATGGGGCAAGCCTTTCCCAGAAGATGACCAGAACTTTAAGCAAGTGGCTCGAATGCGTACCGCTGGCACTGAAATTAAAATCCCGAAAGCCATGCTTTACGTGGATTTGCCAGCCGACACGAAATCAGCAAGCTACAGCGCATCGCCAGTGCCTACGATGGGCGAGAAACTGGAAGAGCAAGGTCTGGCATTCAACACGGCGGGTAAATTGGTTCACGCTAAACGTGACGCTGGCAAAGTGGTCGAGTTTGGCAAGCCAGTGACGAAAGCTCAAATGGCGAAACTTGGTTTGATTCATGATGCCAATGACGCGAACAGCGAAAACGCATTCTTTAAGACAACCAAAGAAGGCAAAGAAGGCGCATACGACGCTGACAAAGACGGGGATAAGTAAGCATGACAACACCCAACATTGATAATGACATGGCTCAACTTGTTGCAGATTTCAAAGAAGACTACAGCGGTTTTACGCCGCTGTTTGCTGACGAGTTAATCGAGCGAGCTATCGGAATGACAGACAAGTTTTTCGAGCCTTGTGTCTGGGGCGAGTACAAAAAATATTCGTTCTATCGTGATGGGTGGTTTGCGCTTGTCGCTCATACGCTGTTTGTTTCGGCTATTGCTGACCAAAACGTCGCTGTCGGAAACCTACCAGGTTCAAAGCGTGGTCTCGATAGCGTGACCATCGCTGACGAGCACACGGTCTTTGGTACGCAAATGTTTTTGCAAATGCAGCCTTGGGACGATGAGCTCGCGTCAAGTTGGTACGGCGTTCAATTCATGAAATGTCGTGACTACGTTTCTAAAGGTCTTATCGGGTACGTGCCATGTTAATCACAGCGAAAATAACAGCGGTTGGCGCTGTCGCAGTGCTCGCAAACTGCACGGTTAATCTCTACATCGATGGCGGTGAGGAGGTCAACGGCCAGTGGATAAGCAAGCGAGAAATGATCGCCGAAAACGTCCAGGCATGTCGCCAGAGAGCGCAAGCGTCTCAGGTGGCACGCTTCAATCGTGGCGGTGAGCGTCGAGAAGGTTGGGCTCGAATCTTTTTGCCGTCCGAGCCATCACAAAAACCTGATTGGGTAGAGACTGGCGGTGAGTTTTATCGAGTCTATGACACCGACGAACGAGAAAGCCGAATCTATCACGAGCTATTAGTCGCGAGGGAATTCAATGACCCCGAATGAGTGTTGGCTAAAAGTGCGTGAGTTGATTGGCCTTATCTCATCAATTCACATCATAGAAGCCTACGACGGGCGCAAAGCCAAAGACAGGCCAAAGGGGGAGTATGCAACTCTCTCTCTGCATGAAATCGTACCTCAAGCCATGCCAACCACTCGCCGCACGAAAGTCGGCGAGGTGCTGGAGTCGACGATTACAGTTCCTTGTGAGTTGTATTTCGAATTCACCGTCCACAAAGGTCGCGCGATGGATTTGAGTTACCTGGTTTTATTGCTGAATCGTCATGAGGCGTGTCGTCGTTTTTTGATTGAGAACAGCATCGCAGTGTGGGGAGTGAAAGAACTAAAACGCGATCCTAAAGAAGTTCATCAAAGTTACGAAGATTCGGCAGTGCCGGTTCTAATTATCGGCGCAGAATTGACGACGTTCGAGACAACTGGCTTTGCTGACAAAGTGAAATTTATTGTTAACGATGAGCTAACTGGAGAAGTTAGCCCAGAAACAACCAAAGGGGAATAATGATGAGTCAGAGCGTTGATAACATCATTCCGGTAACTTGGAATATTAAACGTAACGGCATCGGTGCTGTTTCGTTTGGCGTGGCGCTGGCTGCTTATGGCGACGCCACCGAACCAGAAGATCAGGTTTTGGCTTTATGGACAAGCTACGAAGACCTAGCAGAACGTCACCCAACCCGCACGGATTTACTCGATTGTGCAAAAAACTGGTTTGAGTCAGGCGGCGCAACCATGATTACGATTGGTTATGAGTATGTAGCGCCATCAGCGTCACCAGCTAAAGCCGCAGCCAAACCAAAAGCCGCGCCTAAAACCGCAAAGACGGCTGTCGAAGTGACACCGAAACAAACTCGCATGGATGCGATGGCAACCCGCCTGGCAGAAATTTCCTCAATCGCCACTCCAACGACGTTCACAGAGGCGCTAATGAAAGCCGCTGATTCAGCGTGGTTTTATTTCCCGTTCTCGACTCAAACACCCGCAGACCTATCTCAAGAAGAGGTTGAAGACGCAGTTTCATGGTGTGACGCGAATTCTCGTTTCTTAAGTTTGACAGGCATGGAAGATGCAGCCATCGACCCAACTCAAACGACTGACCTGGGTTCATTTGTGACTGGTCTCGGTTATCGACGCTGTGCCATTGGTTACACCAAAGAAAATAAATACATGGGCGCTCGCATGGCTGGCATGATGAGCATGGTGGATTACACCCAAGACCGCTCATACAAAGACGTCGAATACAAATCAGTGAATCAAACCGCTGATGATATTAACGGCACGGCCATCGCGACACTGAAAACCAAAGGCTATTACTTCAATACGGATATTGCGTCAAAAGCATCAAAAACTGGCGCTATGCTCCAGAACACGGTGAGCACGTCTCAATATGGCGAGACCATCGCAGAAGTGATGGCGACAGATAGCTATCTCATCAACTTGCAAACCGCGCTACTTAATGCAGTCACCTCACAGCTAAACCTACCTCAAACGCCTGATGGTCAATCCATTGCCATCGATAAAGCCGACCAAATTGGCGAGATGTACATCGATAACGGATTCCTTGGAGAGCGACAAATTACGCATCCAATCACTAAGGAGACGGTCATCACGCGCGGATATATCACGGTGACTAAACCAGAAGATATTTACAAGCTGACGGACGAAGAGCGAGCAGAGCATCAACTTTATCCAATCGAGCAATACATTTACCGAGCTGGTAGCGCCTGGACGGTAAAAGCCACAGTCAACGTTTGGTAATGGGAGAATAATCATGGCACAAACCAAATATGGCGCGGCGACGAGCGTCTTAATTTTAAATGCACTGCAATTCACAGACTTTAGTGCAGATGAAACCCCGATTGAAATCAACTCAGAAGAGGATTTTGTCGAGTTTGAAATCATGCACGGCGGCGGCAGTGTTCGAACAGACCGCAAAGCCACTTTGTTAGAGCTGCGAGTGAGTTTGCAGCCAGGTACAGAGCAATCAAACACCGTGCGCGGCTGGTTGTACGGAAAGACAGACGTCGAGGGCTCTTTCGCTAACATCGGAACAGCAGAAAAGTTTGTTTTGTCCGGTGGCGCTTGCGTCAACTTTGACCGCGTAGGCCGTGGCTTTAAGCCAACCGCTGACGTTTATATCTTCAAATTCACGAAACACATCGGAGTGTAAGCGATGGTGCAACTGGAAAATCACATCCAAATGGTGATGGTAGGTGATGAGGAGTACATCATCAAAAATTGCAGTGCGACTCAGCAATACGAAATCATAGAGCTGTTTTTTCAATATGGACTTGATGACGCTCTATATCGAATTGCAATGGGTGAGCGCGAATTGGTGGCGGCGGCTTTGCTGGGTAATTTCTCCAAACATGCGACGACAGAAGAAAAGCGCAAAGTCACGGCCATGCTGCTCAATGGCTGCACTAAGGTCGGAGCGGAAAAGCCAATCTCAATCGATGATTTTCACAACAACATGCTGCTTTACATGCTGCTCCAGGTTGAAGCGCTGAAAGTGAACTTTTCGGATTTTATGCAGTTCCTTCAGTCGCCGGAGGAGGAAGCGCCACAGGAAACAACACAGGACAAAATGAGCCCAGTATAAACTGGTATCTCATGCTCCCCGTGTTCGGCGTCCCTTTGATTGGCATCTCTCCGCTTTGTACCCGCAAAGATTTAGATGACCCGTCGTCAGGGATAACACTCGCAGAGATAGCCAGGTATCACCTGGCTATTAAGGAAATCAGAGAGAGCAATGGCTAGAGTCACACAAAAGCAAATAGCCGAAAGAGCTGGCGTTAGTCAGTCGATTGTCTCGAAAGTATTGCGCGGTCAACCGCCGCGCAATATGAGCAAAGACAAAATCGACGCGATAAACCAAGCCGCTGACGAACTCGGTTACAAAAGACCAGCAGCACGGCCAGAGAAACCCGCTCAATCGAAGCCGAGACGCGCACCTCAGCCTAAGTTTGGCGCGACGCCGCAAGGCAACCCTATTCACAAATACGGTAAACAATGGCGTCAGCGCGTGGCCGCTGATACTGGTCTCATGCCTCAAGGTGATTTTTCATCTCTAAAGCTCGGAGAGCAACGTCAAGTCATGCGAGTGCTGAATAGCATCGACAAGGACGGAAAGCGCCGCACAGAGTTAGACAAGAAAAACACAAAGGCCAATCAAGCCGCAAACCAACTTTGGAAAGGTATCGCGATTGGTGCGAGCGCAGTGGGTATCCCTCTGTCGCTTGCTGGTCTTGTTAACACCTTTACCGAACTGGTCGACTCCAGTGCCGCAACAGCGAGATTTGCGACTACGGCGGGTATTGACCCCGACAAAATGCTCGCAATGACGAGAGCCGCCGAGGTGTTTGGCGTCGATAACACTGGCTTTCAAAATGGCATCGCTTCTATTCAGTCACTTAGCACTCAAATGCAAAAGGGCGAGAATCAAAAGCTACTAGAGCCCTTTGCGGCGTTAGGTATCAGTCGACCGCTAGGAGAAGTTCAAAACCGCGCGCTCCAGGGCGATTCCCTGGGAGTGTTAAAAGCGATTAATGATTCTTATCAAGCTGGAGACATCAAAACCAAAGACCTCACCGAGTTAATGAATCGACTCGGAGCGTCAGCGTTCACATCGTTAATGACTGGCGGCGATTTTGGCTCAGTGATGGCAGCGAAGCCAATGCAAGGCGCAGCGACGTCAGCCGTCGAACTCTCTGAAAAGCTGGAGACGTTAAAGCATAAATTCGAGGATGTTTTCATCGATAAGTTTGATGACATCAACGAGGGACTAGACAAGTTTGTAGAGTGGTTTGATGAGACAGACTTCTCTCGACTTACCTCTTTGTTTGGCGGCTTAGCTGAGGCGATAGAGACCGCACTCAATGCAATGGGGATAGAGACCACTGGCGGCTTATTAAAAGAGCGTCAGGATTTGCTTACTAAGCGTGAATCTATGAGGTACGTGGCTAGCAAAATAAAAGACCCAGTAAGACGCGCGAGCTATGAGTCGAACACCATCGGCAACGTAAACAAAGAACTTGCTTCAATTGACCAAAAACTTAGAGAGCATGGTTACAAACCAAACTCAACGCCACCACAACTAAGACAAGCCGCAAAAGAAAATGGAGAGGCAGTCGTCGAAAGTGCGCGCACATCGCGCTCTGGCGTGCTCGACATTAACGTAAACGTTTCTGTTAATGCTGACGGTCAAATTACAAATGAACAAGCTCAGAGCATCGCACAGGCCGTTAGAGAGGAGCTTGGCAAACAAATGCGAACAGAGAAAGACAAAATCAAAGAGGTGTACCAGCGATGAGTGTGATCTCTTTTACTAAATCTTATAACCCTACATTAGATTTTGGTGACGACCTCATCGCCGAGTTTGATGGTGAGGCTGATATGTCCCTAATCACTCGAACAGGCGTGACAAAGTACCCAGTCGAGGAGGGATTCGACATCGCTGGCTCTTTGGTGCTGCAAGGTGCTGAGATTGTTTTTACCTGGGCGGTAGGTCTACGAAAAGTCGCGCCATTACTGTCAACGGATTTTAACGACAACCTGACGACGAACGCGCCTGGTTTGCTTGGCGGCTTTGCTTCCAACTTTATCGACTCTGGGACGCTTTCGTTTCTTATTGGCGCTTTAGCTAATTCGAGTATTGCGCAATCTGACGAGAACAGCCGTGCTTTTAACGCCATGCGCATTCTGGATACCGCCAGAATGACGGGAACGCTAGTCAATCCGATTATCGAGGGGCTAGGAATTATGCGAAACATGGCTGTAACACAAATCAATGCTACGCGCGGAATGAAAGACGGCGGCAAAGTGACTTTTAAGATCACTCTATCGCAAATACTCCAGAACGCATCGAATCAAAACGCCATTCAAAAAGAGAACAACCTCGGAAACATTAAAGGCGAAGAGGTGGAACTGTGAAGAAATTTACCTTTACCCCAGACCCAACCGCAAAGGTCAATTATCTATCGGTGACGCTTGAATCGGTCGACTATGACATCGAGCTTTACTGGATGGATATTTCCGCGCTTTGGTTAGCCAGTATTCTAAGAAATGGCGCATATGTAGCTCAGGGGCGCGTGGTGGTCAATGACCAGGATTTGCTCGGGAACGTGCATGACATCGGCAAGCTGTTTTTTAGTGGAGAGACGCCAGCCGCTTACAACATCGGTACAGAGTGTTTTCTCTATTACAGCGAGGTTAAAGAATGATTTATAACGCTGTACGCCTAACAATCGGAGATTTACCGCCATTTGAGGGATTGCGCACTGAATTCGAAATCAATGCGACCCCAGGCTTTTTCGATAAGGCGGTTTTGATTGTTTACAACATGAAACAAGAAAGCTTTGATGCGCTGAGATATGACGCGCTTTCCATTGTTGAAGTGCTGAGTGAGACAGGCTGGGAGCAGATTTATACAGGCCGCTTTCGATTAAAGCAGCGAGAAAATCGTGACGGTAGTTCTCTGAGTAAGTTAAATCTATTTAGCGACCTACGCGATTACAGTAACCGCTATAACCTATCCATGACAGAGAACTCGACAGGAAATGACGTCATTAAATTCTTTAAAGACGCAATGCCAACGATTGACTTTGTTATCAGTGAAAAAGCTCAGGCCATCATTGACGAGCTGGTATTCGAGGGCGGCTATTCGCCACAAAACAACACGTATTACCAGTTGTTAACTGATTTTATCGTCGACGAGGTAGGTCGAGAGTTCATGCCTCGCTTTACCAGTTCAAAAGTCAGTATTGGTCAATCAAGTAAATCACCCGTCAAAATCGACTCTAGAAACGGCATGGTTGGCGTTCCAGAGTTCGCTAAGGTGATTTATCGAGATGAGTCAAGAAACGACCAGAGCGCCTATCAGGGGCGCGTGACAGCCAGACTTATTCCCTCATTAGATGTACACGACAAAATCACCGTGGAATCTCATTACATCAAGCTGATGAACGAGCAGCAATTCACCACGAGTAAGGTGCTAACAGAGCGTCAATATCAGAGCATTACGCAGCCTGGTAGTGGTCTTTATCAAGTCTGGAAAATTGTTCACCAGGGAGACACCCACGGCGACGAATGGCAAACCAAAATTGAATTTAGGGAAATAGTCCAATGACCGATTTTGAAGAGGCAGTGCTGACCATTTTTCAGCACCAGTTTGATTCTCTTTATCAGCATATCCCAGCGAAAGTTTTGGAGTACGACGAGAAGACGCAATTTGCCAAGGTACAGCCATTGATTGACATCGATGGCGTGAAACTCAATCCGATACCCGCCGTGCCAGTTCAGCACATTGGTTCTCAAGATTTTGTTGTCGTTATGGAAATAAAGCCAGGTACAACGGGAATGCTACAAGTCTGCATGAGAGATATGGGTGTATGGCTTTTCAATAATAAAAAGCAAAGTAATCGCAAATTTTCACTGACTGACACGACATTCTCTCCAGGTTATCGCAGCAAGTCGGACGCCATTCCAAACCTGGTTAATGATGGTATTCAATTGCGAAGCTTTGACGGTGAGCGTTATATCTGGATGAAAAGAGACGGAAAGTCTTATTTTTCTGATGAGTGTCATTTCTCAAAGCGCCTTTACAGCAAAGGCGAACTAGTAACAACAATCAAACACACTCACCCTTACATCGATTCTAAGGGCTCAAGTGCTACCCCAGTAGATTCAGACACCGACGAGGCAGAACAAGATGTTTAGAGAGTATGACGACGATGGCGACATCAAAGCGGGTACGTTCTGGCGTGGCCGTGATTCTGTCGGGGCAAATATATCAACTCAAATCCAACTTTGGTTTAAAGAAAATCCGCTTAACCCTAAAGAGGGGATTGACTGGAAAACTGAGTTCGGGGATTTAAGCGAGGGGCGACTCGCTGGTCAGATTCGAGACATCGCTTTCGGATGTGACAAGGTGCTGAAAGTGAGCGAGCGAGTGGTTTTTAATCAATTGCCAAATCGTGTTTTGGGGATCTCTTTTAGTGTCGAAACGGAATATGGTGTGCAATCAGTAGGAGTTAATGTCGATGCCAATAATTACTAATACGGGCATTCAAGTCATCACCCAGGATGAGTATGTAGAGAAGTTGAAAACCATCTACAGAACCATCGATAAAGACTGGATTCTCGATAGCAACTCGCCAGACGGACAATTCGTCATCTTGGTGAGTCGCATGCTTTGGGAACTTGAGCAACAAGCTGTCGAAGTATCTAACGCCAGAGACCCGAGGACGGCTACAGGCGTCGCTGTCGATGACCTTGCAGCACTTTTCGACGTTCACCGTGAATCAAAGCGACAATCCACCGTGAAATTTGATTGTGTAGGTACGGCGGGGACGTTAGTCAAAGCGGGTAGTCAAATTCGAAACACCGACACGCTCACCGTGTGGTCACTCGATACAGATGTCACCATCCCAGACCAGGGAAGTTTTACCGCTCTAGATTATGGCCTTGTGACCGCTGGCGTCCCTTTTGAAATTGTTACGCTCACAGATGGCTGGTCTGGAGTAGAGAACGAAAGTGATTTTATTATCGGTCGAGAGGATGAAACCAGCGCCGAATTGGAGCAGAAACGAAAAGACCAGGTTACAAAGGGCTCGACATCGATGCGCGAATCTGTGCGAGCTGCCATTCTAGCCGTGGATAACGTTAACTCAGCCAATGTTATCGAGAACGATGAGCAAACCGTCGTTGATGGTCAAGATGGTAATTCAATTCATTGCATTGTCAGTGGTGGCGATGAAATGGAAATATGTCGAGCCATTGACAGCAAAATCTCACTAGGCTGTAAAACTGTCGGCACTATTGAGCACCAAGTAACGACTGAGGATGACCCGTATGGAATGCCTCGTCGATTTGACAGACCGACATACGTCAATATCTGGGTGCGTTACACCATCGTAAACGGAGATAAGCTACCAGAGGATGCGGTCGCTCGCGTTCCTGGTTATGTCGAAGACTATGCGACAGGCGCAGTTACCTCACCTCACGATTCGAATAACTCTGGTTTTGGTATGGGACAAAGTCCGTCCACTGGCCTGATGGCGACGCCTTTAAATTGGGCTGTCGGCCAGTACATCGCCGCAGACTCATCGATATACACCAGCAAAATTGAATTATCGAGCGATGGCACAACCTGGGTAGAAACAAAAATCGACATTAGTCGTTTAGAAGAGCCTTTATTTGACGCCGAGCGCGTCGAGGTGGTGATGTCATGAAATCCTATGATGTGATCGACTATTGGATGTCGGGACGCTGGCGCACTAAGCGAAAAACTCGCGAATGGGTGAACGCGACAGGCATCCAAATAGAGGGGGTGTCTGATTTTTACAGCAAGCTAACCTACGCAATCGACAAGGCCGAAGGTTTTGCCCTGGATGTGATAGGCGCGGTTTTAGGTATCCCTCGTTTAGAAGTGCCTACCGATTTGCTTTTCTTTGGCTACGAGGGGACACCGCTCGCTGTAGGTTACGAGTTAGCGCCTTACTTTGATTTTGAGAACCCAGCAGAGACGACGCCAGTCCCAGACGCCGTTTATAGAATGGCTTTGCAATTCAAAGTTTTTTACAACGTCACGGATGGGACTCGCGCCAGTGTTCTCAAAGCAACAAAAACACTACTTGCTGTTTCTGATGTTGAAATCGTCGATGCTGAGGACATGCAATACAAAATTGTTGTCCATGAGCCACTAGATGACGTGGTCATCTATGTGCTGAATCTTTACAAGCTTTATATCAAACCCGCTGGCGTTAAGTTTTTAGGTTACGAAACCAGTGCAAAAAATCTGATAGGAAAAATTTAAATGAGCAGAATCAATATCCCAGATAGCGAGCTGTGGGCTCATGGCGGTAACAAAGATAAACCGGATTCAAATCGATTTGAAAAAGGTAACGAGTCAGGCGCGACAGCGACGCCACCAAAGCATTCGGATCATAACTATGAGATGAATCGAGCTGACCAGAATATCCAGTTCATTTTGAGAAATGCTAAATTACCTTGGAACGAAACCGAGAATTATCCAATTGATGCGGTTGTTTACCAGGGGAATAAGGAATACAAAGCAAAGACGGCGAACACAGGGAAAAATCCAGCCGTATCACCTGAGGATTGGGAGTGGATTGATAATGATAACCTGCCAATCGCGTCGACCAGTGAGGCAGGAATAGTTTCTCTTACTAACACCAACAAGAAAGAGAATTTATCCGACGGGCGAGACCCGTCAAAAGTAGCAACGACTTTGACTGCATTAGATTTGACTACCAAAATCGCAGAGGCGGCCATGCCAGCTTATGTCAAATCTGTCTCAAATGATGATTGGGATTCATTGATAAATCCAGGCGGATACTCAGTTGTTGGAGCAACAGGAGACAACAGACCACCAGCTTACACATACGGCTCTTTACTTGTTATTGCTACAGGTTCGACAGTTGTTCAAATCTATTACACTGACCAGTCAAGACAAGTTCTATCAAGAAACATGTGGAAAACCAACGGGACGTGGTCTGAATGGGAGGTTATCGGAGGAACTGCAAATTCTCCAAGTTCGGCGCAAAATTTAGGTGGTTCAGACTTAAATGATTTTGATGGAAATAATAGTTATAAATATGGCGAATTTGGATTTTTCTATCAAGATGTAACGGACTCCGCGAAGCCGTCGCGTAATTACCCCGAACAAGCTCCAGGTTCTCTACTGGTAACAAAAAGCGCCATGAAAGATGGTTATGGGTGCATTCAAACATACACGACTTTTTCAGGTAATGTTTACACACGTTCGCGGTATAGCTCATGGTCTGATTGGGTAAAAATGTATTCAACTAAGAATCCACCGACACCAGGGGACATTAACGCACTGACTGGTGTAACAGCATCACAAAATATGAGAGACACAGGCAAATGGATTCGAATCGCCGACGTTTTGTTGCCTCACTCATCTTCCACGGCAAAAATCTCAATTTGTGGCGGCGCTGGATTTAATGGCGGTACAAATTACCAATCCGCTGAGCACAGGGTAATAGTTCGAGGTGGTAATAAAGTTGGAGACGCTAACGGGACGCTTTACACCGACGATTTAAGAGGCTGTCCTTTTAGCGATATAGGTTGGGTTTATGCTGGTAGTAATACATTCAGAATATACGCATTATCACGCGCCGAATACAGCTTAGGATGCTTGTTTGAATATACAGCAAGTTCATCAAATATTGTTCCATATAACGAGGTTCAAGAGTCTGAGCCTAGCGACCTAGTTAAAGGTGCTGTAGTTAAGATGTACACCTCCGAGCAACCTCAATCTATCGATGATATTGCAGGTCTTGAGCATGTTGGAAAGGCTGTTGTTGGCACTAGCGTTCAAGCAAATGACGTTAGTGACTCATACGTGGAGTTTTATGATTACGGAGCTGACGATTTCGATCTCGTTTCTTTCGACCCTAGCCAGTATGAAACGCACATTTATCACACTGGCTATTACCTGGTCGATGTTGAGGTGGTAAGAGATGAAACGGGCGCTAGTGCTGGTAATGGTATCAATGCATTTGTTATGCAAAATTCAGTTCAACTCATACATGGATTTGTTGCCAAGGAAGACACCGACAAGCGAAACCCAATCCGGATGAGAAGAGTTGCAAAGCTATACTCTGGTGACAAAATAAAAGTCTACACAGATAAGGATGGCGAGTGGATTCAAGGCGGCTCTATAGGTTTTCAATATTTAAGACCGCTAACAACCTCGACGAAACAAACGAAAGACAAATAAAAAAAAGGCCGCATTAGCGGCCTTTTTTACATCGTGAATACTGGTTTTAAGTCGTTATTCTCTTCTATGCGCAGCATTCTAATATCAGTAACGCAATGCTCAAGCCAAGGGAACTCCCTCGCCATTGCTGCCACTGCTAGGGTAGTTGTAACGGCGTTTGTTGCGTCGTTACCGAAGTAAACAGAGCCTTGCTGCCTCTCAAATCCCTTACTCGCTAGAAAGCGTTTTATATCCCCATATGCGTTGTTATAGCTCGCACCTGGGTAGTGGCTCTCAAGAGCTGCTACCTGTAAATCGAATGTAATTGCATACATTAGTAATACCTCATATTGCCTAAATCCACATCATTATCTGACTTTATGCGCAATTTTACTAGGCAATAAGATATAAAAATAAATAAACGACACAAAAACACATAAGCAACACTAAAACATTGAAGCAGAAATAAACATAAAATAAACATCAAGATTATAATAAATATAAAATAACTAAAAAGTTATAAAAAATATAAATTTACCACTTATTTATGTTTATTTATGTGAAAATGT